TTGTAATAGTTAAACTTTCTCTTAGGTTTGTTATAAAGGTTCTAAAATCCTTTAACTGAGTATCCATATATATTTATTTATATATTTATTTATTACTTTTTTTTATTTTTTGTATCTTTTTTATAAACCCGATGAGTTTTAGCGCCGCCAGCTTTTTTTTTAGTAATGCGGTTATATATTCCGTTATATATTCCCTTACCTAATTCCTTACCTAATTCCTTAAATTCCTTACCTTTATTCTCAGCACCATCAAGCAGCTCGCTGCCTTTAGAAAATAGTGCGCCGGTTCCAGAAAATGCTGCGCCGGTTCCAGAAATTGCTGCTTTAGTTAAGTCCTTTGTTAGCCCAAGGGTTGACCCGGCTAAATTCCCAATGTTTTTAAATGCTGAACCGACTGCGGTCCCTGTGTTTGTTAAGCTGTTATATGCTTCAGATGAGTTGGGTGGATTTGTAATCGGTCTTATATCTTTATTCACTACTTGTTTGGTCAATGTAGTTCCATCAATGGTAACATTATATAGTTGGCTATTAGTATCATAACTAGCTATAGTTGCAAAAGTTTCTGACCCATTACTTCTCGTTACAATTACTTTATCTCCTGTTTTATACGGGTTGGATTGAACAGCTGTTTTATACTTAGAACTTGGAACTGGTGCTGCTGCTGGTGCTGATGCTGGTGCTGCTGGTGCTGGTGGTCTGGATGGTGGGGCTGCTGGTGCTAATACTGGTGGTTCACTTGAAATTTGAACTCTTTTTGCTTGTGCTGGTGCTCGTGCTTGTGCTCCTGTTAATGAAGGTCTTGGTAGTGCTCTTATACCCATTTCATCCATAGTTTTTTCAATTGTAGTACAAGCACTAATCATATTCTCTAAGGGGGTTATTAAACTTTGTATGATAGGTTTTTCTGTAGTAGTAGAAACATTGGGTGTAGAAGTAGATTCAGGAAGAGTTTCACCAACTGTAGGAGTCTGTTCACTCATTTTATATATATATATATATTTATAAATATAAGTTTATAAATATATAAAACGCTATATATGAAAATATTAAGTATTGATGTAGGTATAAAAAATCTAGCAATTTGTGTCATAGAAACAACAGAAACAACAGAAACAACAGAAACAACAGAAACAACAGAAACAACAGAATTAAATCATAATGTATATAAGAACTTTAAAATTATTTATTGGAATATTATAAATCTTTCAGAAGATAAAAAAAAATGCAATTGTAGCACTTCATTAAAGAAAACACTAAACCAATGTATTAAACCTGCTATTTTTTATAAAGATGATAAATTATTTTGTAAAACACATGCGAATAAATCTAATTATTTACTGCCTGAAACTATGGATAAATATAAATCCCTTAAATTAGATGATTTAATTATTTTCTGCAAGCAATATAATATTAACTATGATGAATTAAATAAAAAATCATTAATTAAAACAATTGAAACTTATATAGAAGAAAATTGTTTATTACCATTGCCAAAATTAAATTGTAATACTATTAATTTAATAGAAATAGGCAAATCCATAAAAATTAATTTAGACAATTTAGATAATTCAAGTAATTTGTTTATCGATATTGATTATATATTAATTGAAAATCAAATTGGACCTATTGCTAATAGAATGAATAGTATTCAAGGAATGTTAACTCAGTATTTTATAATGAAAGGCCTTTATAATATTAAGTATGTATCCGCTTCAAATAAATTAAAAAACTTAATTGAAAAAAATACAAGTTATAGTGAGAGAAAAAAGCAAAGCATATTAATAGCTAAAACAATACTTATTAAAAAAAATATAAATAAAAAATATATTGATTTTTTTGAGGCACATATTAAAAAAGATGATTTAGCAGATTCATTATTACAAGCACTATGGTTTATCAAAGAATAATTATTTTTTATAATTTATTATTTTAAAATAATAAATTATAAATTAATATAATTTCGTAAGACTTAAAATTATATGTTCTAGATTAATTATAATGAATTCTTTAGAACCGGTAGTTATTGAATTAGATGGAAATAATAAAAACGAAATCTATCTAGCAAATGATTCTGGAATGAATGCAAAATCATCAATTAATTTTGGAGGTGGAATAGAGCTATTGATGAATGATAAAAAACGAGGAGGCTCTAATAAAACATTAGGTGACTTAAGTGAACTAGAAAATGAATTGAATGAATTATCTAGTAATATTAATGAAAAAAATGTAGAAAATACTAGAGACAATATATTTAATAAAGCAATAAATATTAATTTTAAAGAGGATACAAAAACAATCGAAAAAGAAGAAGTAAAACAATCTGATGAAAGTAATTTAGGAAAACAAACAGTTGGAAATATGAATAATGCAAAAACATGGGATGGTTATGGAAAAGTACATCCAATTCCCAATGATTCTGATGAACCACAATTAACTAAAGAAGAGTTAGTTAGAGAAAAGTTTAAGTTTTTAAGAAGGTTAGAAGAGTTAGAGAGAAAAGGCGCCACTTTAACAAAAAAATATACAATGGACTCGCCTCTCCAAGAACTTCAAGGAGAATATGAAATGATTATTTCTGAAAAAGAAAAAAGCAACAGTATTAAGTTTCAAGGCAAAATGCTAATGGCTTTTGTTACAGGAATCGAGTTTTTAAATAATAAGTTTGACCCATTTGATATTAAAATGGAAGGTTGGGGTGAACAAGTAAATGAAAATATTAATGATTATGATGAAATATTTTCTGAACTACATGAAAAATATAAATCAAAAGCCAAAATGGCGCCTGAACTAAAGTTATTGTTTCAATTAGGAGGTTCTGCAATAATGGTTCATATGACAAATACAATGTTCAAATCTGCTTTGCCCGGAATTGATGATATAATGAAGCAAAATCCAGAACTTATGAAACAATTTTCGCAAGCAGCGGTTAACTCAATGGGCGAGTCAAACCCAGGATTTGGAAGCTTTATGAATAATTTTATTCCTGGAAATAATAATATTCCAAATCCAAATATTGGAACGCCCCCGCCACCACTCGAAACACAAACTATTAAAAGCGAACGCTATGCTATTCCAAAAAATAGACCTGATTTAATGTCTTCCAAAAAACAAAATGGAATTAGTATAGAAGAGAGATTTTCATCGCTTGATTCTTCTGATAATATTAAAACACCGGCGCCACCACGAAGACAAGAAATGAAAGGACCTCGCGATATTAATGATTTATTATCAGGATTAAAAAGTAAATCACTTGCTATACCAGCAAGCGAAGAAAGAGATCCTAGCACTGTAAGCATTTCTGAATTAAAAGAATTAAACAATCAAAAACAACCCAAATCGAATCGCAAACAATCTAATAGTCAAAAAAATACAATTAGTTTAGATTTATAATTAAACCAATTAAACCAATTAAAGAGTTAAAATTGAATTATAATTGAATTATAATTATTATTATATAGTAATAATAATTGTCATATGGAAAACAAAGAGGAGACCACTTATATTTTATTAGACACAAGTTATTTTATATTTTATCGATATTATGCTTTAATTAATTGGTGGAAGTTAGCAATGCCAGAAGTTCCATTAGGAAATCCAATTGAAAATGATGATTTTGTTAGCAAATTTACAAAAACATGCATTGATAAAATTAAAGAAATGCCTAAAAAACTAAAACTGAAACTAAAAAATAAAAATAAAAATAATACTATTAAAATTATTGCATCTTTAGATTGTCCACGACAAGATATTTGGAGAAATAATATTTATGATAATTATAAAGAAACTCGTATCTATAATAGTGATTTTCTTGGTGGCCCATTCTTTAAGCTTGGAATTAATATAATTAAAAGCATGAACATTCCAACTTTTCATCATAAATATTTAGAAGCAGATGACATTAATGCTTTAATTTGTAAACATTTATTGAATAAATATGATAATATTAAGATTTATATAATTGCAAGTGATATGGATTATTTACAATTAGTTTCAGAAAAAGTTACAATAATGACTCTTCAATATAAAGATATTAGTACTAGCAAACATTGTTCTGGAAATGCTGAGTTTGATTTATTTAATAAAATAATTATGGGAGATAAAAGCGACAATATTAGTTCTGTTTTTAAAAAATGTAATCATTCAATTGTAGTCAATTATTATAACAATAAAACATTATTTGAAGAACAACTAAAGTTACAAGGATGTGAAGAAACTTATAAACGAAATAAAAAATTAATTGATTTTAATGAAATCCCAGAGGATTTAGTAGTAGATTTTATGACTAATATTACTGATTTATAATTACTTTAACTGATTTGTTAAAAAATTGTGGTTTAAGTAATTTATGTTTTGAAATTGTTCTTTTTTTAGCATTTTTATTGATAGCACCGCCGGCATTCACTTTTACTGGGGGTTGTTTATTTAGTAATCCTGTGAATTTTTTTGCTGCTTTTTCTACTGCTGCTGTTGCATCTGGTGCTATCTCTGCTGAGTCTGCTGAGTCTGATTTACCTGTATAATCTTTATCATATACACATTGAATATAATTTGTACATATACTACACCATAATTGATTTTTAGTATCGGAGTTTGAGCTCTTACAAACTGACTGACATTCTTTTTTAATATTTTCTTGTATATCTTTAGGATTTTGGCAATTTTGTATAAACTTAGAAATCTGTTCTTGCAATTCTTTTTGAAATTTTGTAATATCACTAAAAGTAGGCGCGCCTTCATCACTAAATGATTTACTCTCTACTACTTTAAAATTGTCTTGTGTGATTTTTATTTTTATATATATTTTTTTCTCTCTTTGTTGTATATTTTTGTCTTTTTCAATATAATAAAGTTTAATTACACGTTCAACTTCATTTGTAATATCTATATTATTTTTAAAAATAGTATTATTTGTTTTTCTTTCATTTAAGTCATTTATATATTTTTCAATATCTTTAACTAACTCTTTAAAAAATTCCTCCTCCTTGCCATCCGGAAATGCCTCTTTATAACTATTTTTTTTATATAAGGATTTTGTTTCTTCTTGGAGTTTAGTTAAAATTTTATCTTTTAATATTTTATTATAATCTAATTCGATTTTAAAATCATAAGCTTGTTCATTTATAATTATTTGTTCTTGTTTTTTAAAAATTGCATCTAAAATAGTTTTAGTTAGTGCACTTTGTTCTTTATTTTTTAGAAACGATAAGTAAATATTTTCATTTACTTTAAGAGAACCATTTTTGTTTATTTCGGTTATAAATATAGTTGAAGATAGGTCCTTAGTGGTAGTGGTATCTATTTTCTCTGCAATATAATATAATTTTTTTTGAGTTGCAGTATCATCATCCTCCTCCACAGTGTCTTTAACTTTAGATATAAAACTACCGGCTGGTGTTAATATAATTTTAATAAGAAATACATATACATTTTCCATAA